GATGGGGATGACGGAGGCGCAGAACGAGGTTTTCTTGGCGATAGATGTGTGGTGGAAGAAGTTCCACTATGGGCCTACGTACAGGGACATCATCTTGCTGAGGGGGAAGGGTGGGTTGGGGAGTACGAAGAAGATTGTTGATAGGCTGGTGAAGATTGGTGCGGTGAAGAGGGTTGAGGGGATGGGGAGGTCTGTGCGGCCCGTGTACATCAACTTCAAGGACATTGAATGAAGACCAAATGGCTTGACCGTAGGATTGCCGCGCCGGGGCCTTACCTCGCGCTGTGTCTGTCGCAGGAGGAATTTCGTTCGGCCATGATGCGTTTGAAAGCGGCAGACATACCAAACTGGTGCCGCGCTGACGCAATGACGCACATCTTTGATCATGAAGGTGGTGGCGTCTGTTGCGTTGTCTGCATTAAAGGTTGGGAGGGCCGAAATCCTGTTTCAGTTGCGGGCCTGTTAGTGCATGAAGCAGTGCATGTATGGCAGGCATACGCAGAGAGTATTGGGGAGAAGTCTTCAGGTGATGAGCAGGAGGCGTATGCAATTCAGACGATTGCTCAAGAACTAATGTCTGAGTTTGCTAGGAGGATGAATGAACTCCAGAATTTTGACAAGTGACAAGTGTGTGGTAGATGAGTATCTTGCTAGACATGCGGGCAAGAGTGTTGTTCGTGCTTCGTCTGATTTCACGCAGAACAATATGCGTGGGGAGAGTGTGTGGAGGATTTCTTTCTGTAGGCCGCTTTGTGGCGTGGGGTTTGATTTGGTGGTGATTGATGATGTTGATGTTGATGATCAAGTTATTGAGTGGGTTCAAGATAGTTTGATGTGTCGCCTGATGCCTGGGGCTGATATGGTTGTGTTTGGAGATGGAGCGTTGACAAAGTTCTTGTTGCGTGAAGATCAGGCGTCGCGGGGGTTTAAGCAGTGAAGTTAGATGATCTAGTAGCGAGTCTGAGCCCTGCGGATCAAGAGAAGTTGCTCCAGCAGGTGCAGGATTACAAGGATGCTTTGGAGAGGGAGAAGTGCCAGAAGAGCTTCATGTCTTACGTGAAGAAGATGTGGCCGGGGTTCATTCATGGCCGACATCATGCTTTGATGGCCAAGAAGTTTGAGGAGATCGCGGAAGGGAAGTTAAAGCGGCTGATAGTAAATATGCCGCCTAGACATACGAAGTCTGAGTTTGCTTCGTACCTTCTACCTAGCTGGTTCCTTGGCCGATTCCCTGAGAAGAAAGTAATCCAGAGTTCCAACACGGCTGATCTGGCTGTGAACTTTGGCCGCAAGGTTAGAAATTTGGTTCAGAGTGAGGAGTACGCCAGGATCTTTCCTGATGTGGCTTTGAGACAGGACTCTAAGAGTGCAGGAAGATGGGCTACTAATAAGAACGGAGAGTACTTCGCTATCGGTGTTGGAGGGACGATGACGGGTAAGGGCGCTGATCTGATGATCATTGACGACCCGCACTCCGAACAAGAAGCCGCTTTGGCGGCGGGAAATCCTGAAGTGTTTAACAGTGTGTACGAGTGGTACACATCTGGCCCAAGACAACGACTCCAGCCTAACGGGGCCATAGTCATCGTTATGACCAGATGGTCGAAGGCCGACCTGACAGGTAAGGTGCTGAAAAGTTCTGGAGAGTTGGGAAAGGATGAAGAGTGGGAAGTGATTGAACTTCCTGCAATCATGCCCTCGGGTAAACCCTTATGGCCTGAGTTCTGGTCGCTTGGCGAACTCACTGCTCTGAGGGACGAACTTCCGCCGCCTAAGTGGAACGCCCAGTACCAGCAAAATCCCACGGCTGAAGAAGGCGCGATTGTCAAAAGAGAGTGGTGGAAAATTTGGGAGAAGGAGAAACCTCCCCCGTGTGAGTTCACCATTCAGTCTTGGGACACGGCTTTTACGAAAGGTGAGAGGAATGACTACTCTGCGTGTACTACGTGGGGTATCTTCCACATGAACGAAGACCCAAGTGATGTGAACATCATCTTGCTGGACTGTTTCAAGAAGCGGATGGAATTCCCTGAGCTTAAAGAGAAGGCTCACGCACACTATATGGAGTGGGAACCTGACTCTTTCATCGTGGAAGCTAAGGCAGCAGGTGCTCCGTTAATCTTTGAACTGCGCAAAATGGGCATCCCGGTGTCTGAGTACACCCCAAGTAGGGGGAATGACAAGTTTGTGCGTATCAATTCTGTGGCAGACCTGTTCCAATCGGGTAAAGTGTGGGCACCAGACACCCGGTGGGCTAGGGAATTGATCGACAACATGGCCGCTTTTCCGAACGCGCAGCATGACGACGATGTTGACTCAGCAGTTCAGGCCCTGATTCGCTTCCGGCAAGGCGGTTTCTTGCGTTTGCAGACCGACGAACGCGACGAAGAGCGGTCTTTCAAGCGCAAAGTAGCGTTTTACTAAGGATTACAGATGGCGACCAACATTTCTCCCGCGATGACCCCGATGGACATGGACTTGATGACCGCAGAACCGGCCATTGAGATCGAAATTGAGCAGCCAGAGGGTGTAAAGATAGGAATTGACGGGCTGGAAATTGATCTGATGCCGGAAGCAGAGACGGCAGAGGAGTTTGACGCAAATCTTGCGGAGTACATGGACGAAGGCGAGCTTCAAAGTCTCGCTTCAGACCTGATTTCCCTCGTAGACGCAGACATCAACAGTCGCAAAGACTGGACAGACATGTTTGTCAAGGGCTTGGAAGTCCTTGGCATGAAGTACGAAGAGCGTACTGAGCCTTGGAACGGGGCTTGTGGGGTGTACTCACCTCTTTTGACCGAAGCGGCGATTCGTTTCCAGTCGGAAATGATCACCGAGACCTTCCCGGCTCAAGGCCCAGTGAAGACGCAGATCATTGGGGCGATTGACCGCCTTAAAGAAGAAGCAGCAGACCGAGTTCGTGATGACATGAACTACATGCTGACCGAAAAGATGATCGACTACCGCTCAGAACATGAGCGGTTGCTGTACTCCCTTGGTCTTGCTGGTGCGGCGTTCAAGAAGATCTACCCGAACCCAAGTACGGAACTACCTGCTGCGCCGTTTGTCCCGGCTGAAGACCTGATCATGCCCTACGGGGCGTCAAATGTTTACACAGCAGAGCGCGTGACGCATGTAATGCGTAAAACTGAGAACGAGATCAAGAAGTTGCAGGTTGCAGGGTTCTACAAAGAAGTAGATTTGGGGGAACCTACGCGGTTCTTCACTGACATTGAGAAGAAAAAAGCCGAAGAGCAAGGGTATACCCTTACTGATGATGATCGGTATCAGGTACTGGAAATCCACGTAGACATGGATATGCCGGGGTACGAAGATGAAGTTCCTCTTCCGTATGTGGTCACGATTGAGCGGGGTACTCAGGAGGTTCTGGCGATCCGAAGGAACTGGGACGAAGCCGACCGAAAGAAACTCAAGCGACAACACTTCGTCCAGTACACGTACATTCCTGGTTTTGGCGCTTATGGCTTGGGTTATATCCACCTTATTGGTGGTTATGCTCGCGCTGGCACTTCCATCATTCGCCAACTCGTAGATGCCGGAACCCTGTCAAATTTGCCGGGGGGACTCAAATCTCGCGGGCTTCGGATCAAGGGCGACGACACCCCTATTGCCCCAGGCGAGTTCAGGGATGTGGATATTCCTTCTGGAAGTGTGCGTGACAACATCATGCCGCTTCCTTACAAGGAACCGAGTCAAGTTTTGGCGGCACTGCTCCAGCAAATCACTGAAGATGGCCGAAGACTTGCGGCTATTGCTGATCTGAAGATCAGTGACATGAGCGCCCAGGCTCCTGTGGGTACGACTCTCGCCATCCTTGAACGCCAGCTTAAAACGATGTCGGCGGTTCAAGCCCGCGTACACGCATCTCTCCGTATGGAGTTCAAGATTCTGAAGGGGATCATCAGGGATTTCCTGCCAAGTGAGTATTCCTACACCCCAGAAGGCGGGGACAGAAACGTCAAGCAAGCTGATTACGATCTTGTTGAGGTTATCCCGGTCAGTGATCCCAACGCCGCCACGATGGCGCAGCGGATCATGCAGTACCAAGCTGCACTTCAACTGGCCCAAGGTGCCCCACAAATTTACGATCTGCCTCAACTCCACCGGCAGATGCTGGAAGTTTTGGGTATCAAGAACGCAGAGAAATTGGTCCCGGTCGAGGATGATCAGAAACCCCGAGATCCTGTGTCAGAGAACATGAGCTTCTTGACAGGTAAACCCACCAAGGCGTTTATCTATCAGGATCACAAGGCTCATATAACTACCCATATGACCATGCTGCAAGATCCCATGATCATGCAGATGATGGGGCAGAGCCCGATGGCCCAGCAGATGCAGGGCGCAATCATGGCCCACATGGCTGAGCACATGGCATTTGCTTATCGTCAACAAATTGAGGAGCAATTGGGCGTCCCGTTGACCGCGCCGGATCAGGAATTGGATGAGCAGACTGAAGTTCAGTTGTCCCGTCTGGTTGCTCAGGCGGGGCAGCAATTGCTTCAAAGCAACATGCAAAAGGCGCAGCAACAACAGGCCCAGCAGCAAGCACAAGATCCGGCATTGCAAATGGCTCAAGCAGAGCTTCAGCTTAAGCAAGCCGAGATGCAACGTAAAGCTCAGAACGACCAGATGGATTTCCAAATTGCTCAGGGTAAGTTGCAGCTTGAGCAGCAAAGACTTGCACTAGAAGCTCAGAAGGGGCAGGGAGAAGATCCTCGTCTCAAGGCTATGAAGTCTCAGCAGGAACTTCAACACAAAGAGCAGGTTCATCAACAAAAACTTCGTCAGCAAGTGCAGTCCGATGCGATCAAAACTCGGCAGCAAATGATGAAGCAACCAAAGGGTAACAAATGACTACTGCGTTGGACGTAGTTATTAAGGAACTGGAAGAGCGCCGCGAATCCATCGCACAAGCGCTCCTCTCAGGCTCGGCAAAAGACTTTGCCGAATATCGTGACTTGTGCGGTGA